ACTATAAGAAAAGATTTGATGGTGAAGTAACCAAATAGAAATGACATTTCGCTTGAAATCTTCAACCTCATAGGAGAAACCTTCTGGGGGATCGTGAACAAAATCAACAGGAAGTTCCATCAGTAAGTAATAACGAGGTGATCACGATTGAGAACTTGTTCCTCACTGTCAGTGTAATCTGTCATGTAAGCAGGAGTAAACTCGTCATCTTTGATGCTATAGAGTGTTACTGTTTGCTGTAGAGTTTCTTTTGAGCAGCACTGGAGTTGCTCTAGAAGTTCAAGATAAGTCATTTTTTTGTGTTTAAGTTGTGACCACGGAATGAGACCCCAAGACATTAGGTTGGTAGCAATTTAGTAGATGAGATGATTAACAGGAACGCGAGCATGATTACAACATCCCATGATTTAGTTCTGATAAAGAATGGCACTGAGATAGCATCACCTATGAACTGCATAATCACTCCCAATGATAGATTTACATGGAGAATGATGAAATATGCAGTGACCACAAGAAATGATCCTATGACTCTGCCAAGCGTATCAATCTTCATCAGAAAGGGTTGCTCCAAGACTCATACTTTTTCATGGTGATATAACCCTCCTTACAAAGTGAATCAGTGAACATTCCCCACTCTTCACGCTTCCAAACTTTGTCATTTTTCAGGCGTGGATGTTGTTTAACAATTACTTGCCAATTGTAACGGAATTGCTCTAGTGCTTGTGCTTTGGTGACGGTTCGCATCGGTTGAATTCCTTTGACTCTCTTAATATACACGATTTTGGTGCCCTGTGGGGGTTTAGTGGACAGTTTGACCAACTGTCACATGAACAGGTCAGTGAGAGGATTTTTTAGCGATCCGATACGGGTTTGTGCTTCATTAAAATATTTCTCATCCATCTCGATTCCAACGAAGTTTCTATCTGTATTGACACATGCAACGCCTGTTGTACCACTACCCATGGTATTATCCAGCACTGTGTCACCTTTATGAGTATATGTTTTGATCAAATACTCCATTAGTGGCACAGGTTTCTGTGTTGGATGTAAACCCTTCTCTTGCTTGTATTTTAAGACGGTCTTAGGGTAGCGAGACCCCTCAGGGTTGTCCCGATGCTTAGATTTTGCTTCTCCATAAACTTCGCCAATCTTTGCAGTGTCAGACTTAAACCCACTGTACGGAGTTGAATACCACATTTGAGGGTTATATGTTGGTTTCTTTCTATAAAATACCAGGATGTTTTCATGACTCTTAAGAGGCATAACTTTGGCATTCATGGGGTTAGTTCCCTGCGGTTTCTCCCATATCCATTCATACTTTAGGTTCTTGATATTTGAAGCAGCAAGAATTGTAGTGAAAGGTTGTGCAGCAGTGAATACCATTGCCGCATTTTCTTTACAGATTCTGTTGTATTGCTCCCACAACTTGTCTAGAGGGATAATACTATCCCACTTGCAGGCAGTTGTACCGTAGGGCAAATCTACCAGCAGCATGTCGATGCTATCATCTGCAATCGTAGGCAGAAGATCTAAACAATCACCCAGTAGTAAATTCACCATTCAGCAATATTCTTCACGAAGTCACATTCTAGCAGAGCAGCAACATTTGTGCAAATGTAGTCATCGTTGCCAACTTTCTTACCACCTTGCTGCACATTGAAATAGCACTTATCACTCTTCAAGTGTGCTTCAAAGTCTGCTTTGGTGATGAACACAATGCGAGCATCTTTCTCATCAGGGTTGATACCACAGAAGATAAGACGCTCCCAATCTTTACCTACAGAGACATGATTGATGATGAACTTATCAACAGTCACGCCACCTTTCTTGTTACGAGTAGCAAGAGCAAACTTAATCTCTGTCAGTATTTTACTAATAACGCGATCATGTCCTGCGGTAGATGTTGCTGCACGTTCAACTTTGTGTCCAAGATTATTCATCAAGTTAGACACGAATCTTTCACCCAACTCACCCTTTTGCTTAGGTGAAAGGAATACATAACCCTCAAAGTTTGTGCCCTTCCAAGGATCTTGGAGGTTGCTATCAATGTAATCACGAAGAGAACCATCTGCAAAGATAGAGTCAAACATAGGTGGGGTGGGTTCCTTTGATACTATTATAATACATGAAAAAAGCGCCCCTGTCAAGGGGTCTGGACCAGTTCAGCGACTGTCACTTGATATCATTGTATTCAATAAATTCACCGCCGTTTACGTCTTCTTGCATGTGATCTTGTGCAGGAAAAGCATGACGGCAGTCACGATGTTCCCAAGGATAACAACCATGATGGAACTTATAGATCCCAAGTTTATCAAGTTTCAAAGAGATTTGCTTGAGATGATACTCATGAATATCCATGCGCTTCTTAATTAGCGGATGCTTGGTGCTGGGAGTAGTAACAGAGGCAACAACATTCAGATATGGTTTCTCACTAGTAGGATCAATCTTTGATGCAGGAGTTAACACATTGGAGATAGATGTACCAGAAGAACCATAGTAATAAGTATTGGATTCTGAATCATCAATCACCTCTTTCTTATAGTCAGAGGAAGAGTTTTCGACAAAAGTATTGTAACTATCGTCAGTAAAAGTGCGATAGCGATTGAGTGAAACTGTGGCACCAGTCTGATGAATGAAACTAATCATCTCACTCATAACATTGGAACGATGATTCTTTCGCAAAGAGTTATTAGATTGCATGTTAATTTCATCCTCAATCTCCTGCTCAGTAGTCAAATGACCATTGGCAATACCATACTTAATATGCTCTTTAATATCCTCTACACTATTGTTTTTCTGATGAAATTGACGCCCATTGTTGAGTGCTTTGGCGAGGCGTTTGCGTGCCCAAGCATCACGACAGCGAACATATTGAAACATCCAACCTTGAATACCTGTCTGCTTTCGATGATCACCAGTCACCAAATCATTAGTATCTACATCAACAAAAACTGGAGGTTGAGTAGGATCAACTCCATTTTCTTCTACATCTTCTCTAACAATAAGGACTTGTGCAGGATCAGTACCTTCTGCACGACCAATGTTATCGTCATTTGTGTTCTTAAACAGACCATATTGTTTGTGTAGAATCTCGATACCATCAATCCCCAAATCTGTTACAGGAAATGTCCAGTTGTCTGGATCTTTGAGATTTACTTTATTGTCAGGATTGTCAAAGTATTGACAAGGAAGTGTATTTGAAAGATTTTGGAGAAATGTCATTTAAGAATGTGATTCAGATTAGTTTGATTGGTTCTTTCTTTAGTTAGATTAGCATACTTTTCGTCAATGTCAAACCCAATCCAACTTCTGTTACATTCTGTCGCAATTAGGGCAGTTGTGCCTGATCCCATGAAAGGATCCAAAACAACGTCACCCTTCTCAGTAGTGAGTTGGATGCAGTTCTTTACTAATTGCGGTGGAAATGGTGCTGGATGTTGTTTCTGTCGTTCAGGATTGATCACCCATACTTCACCTTTGTATGCAGGATCTATGGCATCACGAAATACTTTCGGTTTCTTTTTACAGAACCAATAGATATGCTCTGTGCATGGCACAAGTACATCATTCCTGATATTTGGTGAGTTGCGTCTATCCCAGATGATCAGTTGATAGAGTTGAGCATCACTCTGACTGATGAAGTCTGTGGGAAGATAACATCTATTCTTATATCGTCTTGGTTTGTGATTGAAGAAGATAGAACCATCAGGTTTAATAATACGATGACACTGATTGAGAAACTCTACCATCCATGCCTGATACTGATCTTCAGGCATATCGTCACCATAAGTGTTGTAATCAATCTGAAACTTACCCCAGATCTGATTACCTTGCTTCACCTTACCAAGTAATCCCTTCTTATTATATGGAGGGGATGTGACAATAGTATTGATGGAATTATCTTCCATCTCTTTCATACCTTCGATGCAATCTTTATTGATAATCATACGAACAAGTTACGGTGAATATGCCACAAGACATTGTGACGATTGCTCAGTTTCTTTTTACCCTCACGCTGAAAGTGAAAGTAACTCTTACCTTCAGCATTTTTCAAGTGAATACCACCACTGAGGAAGACCCATTGTGCATCCTTAATCTTATCACAAATCTGTTGATAGGTCAACTCCAACTCTTCATCTGTCTTTGTATTCTTAATTACAACTGACGTGATGTCGAATCCATTGCGAATAATAAGATCGACAACTTTTGCCTTGTTTGTATTAAGGAACTCTTTGAAAGCATCAACCTGCACCGTATCAATCTGTTTGATAGTACGGCGATCTTTGCCATTGTAGTTATAACCTACACTGCCACAGAAATGTGCAATGAACTCAGCAGCATCACCACTGATGTTTAACATCTCGATGAAATGTTTCTGTGTTGTGAGATGAACCTGTGTAGAAGATCCTGACATATTCTTGATGCTCTTATTCTTAACGCCATCAGTACCATCAATTTTAGTGCGTGAACCTCCAACTTGTGTCAGACCATGTGCATCACAAACTGCCTTTTCTTTGATGTCAGAATACTCTTCTCTGATCTTGTAACCTTGTTCAGCGGTGAGTGGCATTGCTTTGTTTAACCTGTATACAGTATGGCATAAAAAAAGCACCCCGTCAAGGGTGCTGCTCCAGTTCGGTGACTGTCACATTGGTATAACATCCCAACCTTGACCCTCTGGCACTACATTTTCGATAACATGTTGCACAGAATCAAGACCAAAGACGATTACTTGTTGTTGTGAATAGAATCCATTTTTTGATTTAGGTCTAGTCCAACAAACTTTGTAGCGATTGTTGTTGTTCATTCAATCTCGGCAAGAACATCATAGATTGCATCTTGTTCAGTGCCAATCACTGAGGAAATCCATTCATCTTCTTGAACTTGAACCTGATCATTCTCGTCCCAAGAAACCTTGAAATCTTCATCGTACATACTGACCGAATCCATTGTTTTGTGAGGTGATTGCTGATTGTTTCCAGTCTTTCAACTGGCGACGTTTTGTCTTAAGTTTGCGTAGTTCTTCGTCAGAATACCCGACTTCTCCACTTTCGCCTTTCTTGATGACTTTGTTCAATAGGCGGATTTCTTTTTCCAACATTATTAGTATTGCATAGATTGTTTAGGATTGCAAGGTGTAGTGGACACCTTGCAGAGTGTCACTGGCGATACAGTTCACTCAAATGTAAAATGTCAACAATTTCTTTCACTCGTTCCATCTTACTTAGATAAGCATCTTCAGGAATTACACCATCGGCATAAAAGCGTTTCTGTATGTCCGAGACATACAAAATTAACGCATCTTTTAAGACCATCTTCTCATCCCTGTCAAGGATTGGTGAGTGTAGAAATTGCATCAGTCGTCTCGTCTTAGAGTTTTTAGATAGTCAAGAACATAGGAACGGACATACATCAGTTCGTTGTAACATTTTTGGTTGTGAGCACACTCACGCAATTTACTGTCTGGTTTAAGGACAGATTCCATAAAGAGATCTAAACCTCTATTAAATTTGTCATTAGATGTTATCATGACCAATCACTATCCAAATTATCAAATGATTCTTTTTTAGACTTATTTTTTTTGTTTGAATAGTTTTCTTCTTCCCAAGAACTGGTGCGATTAGATCCACCACGTTGTCGCTTATCTCGTAATGATTTGCCAGGTGAGTAATAACCCCGCTCACTACCGCCACGCCGAAAAGTCTTACCCATTGTTTTGAATGTTTAAGTTAAGATAAACTACGTTAGTATGTATCAGTCCACATCCTTGTAAATAGAGCGAATATCATCAGTTACTGGAAAAGGATATACTTGAGTACGCAACTCTTCAAAGCAATAACCAACACCTTTCAAAAAGTCTTCTGTCTTTTCCACAACATCTTGTAGGACAGTTGCTTCAAATTCTTTAGTTGTTACCGTTGAATCTTCATCAGTGCAGATGAGAGTGAATTGAGGCATGGTCCTATCATTTGTTTACCTATACAATATAGCATAAAAAAAGAGGGGTCGCAACCCCTCTATGACACTTATTTTAACTGGCACATTACACTTGCTGATTCGTGACTGAGGATCCTATGTCAGTATTTGTGCTAGGGAACGATCTTGGAACATCATTACTACCCCATATAATTCTAACAGCACCATTAGCACCCAATCCACCTTGGTTGTTACCAGCAAAGGTTCCACCACCTGCACCGCCATAGATACCACCGTGATGACCAGCACTCCTAGGAGGTCCGCCAGGTTGCCCTCCAGATCCACCCTGTCCAGGTTGTCCCTCTCTTCCGTTACCAGTGAAAGTGCCACCATTACCATTTGATCCTTCACCATAGACGCCAGTGCCTCCACCGCCGCCCATATAATAGTTATTGCCGCCAGAACCTGACCCGCCGCCGCCGCCAGTACCTGCTATACCAGGGTTGTTGTAAGGAATTGCCGCCTCTCCACCTCTGCCAGTGTAACCGCCAGCACCAGTACCACCATTTCTCCAAGTAGGACCGTAGTTATTTTCTCCACCTCTTCCGCCACCATCGCCAGTAAAACTACCACCAGGAAGACTCTCATTAGAATAGTTACCACGACCACCTGTTCCACCGCCACCACGAACTTGACTAGTAGACTGGAACCAGGAATCGCCACCATCCTGCCCGTTTTGACTATCACCTGGACCGCCACTGCCACCAGAACCAACGACAACTGTAACACTTCCGCCAGGAGTTACTGAAATGTTATTTCTCCATCCAAGACCACCACCAGTGCCGCCACCACCATCATGGTCGCCTGATCCACCGCCACCGCCACCGATAGCAACAACAGAAACAGACTCTACACCATCAGGAACAACCCAACTTCTCTGCCCAGTGCTAACAAACAGAACCTCACCAGGATCAGCACCACCACCTTGACCTAATGGAACCCACTCAGTTCCATTATAAATTTCTGCAATCTCATCTTCAGTATTCCATCCAACGTCACCTGCAACAGGTGATGCAGGTCTACCTGCTGTAGTCCAATTTCTTAAACCTTGACCTAAGAAAGGTGCCCAAGCAGATCCTGTCCAAACCTCAACATCAACGGTAGTTGTGTTAAAGATCATCTGACCTGCACTAGGACTTGATGGTCTACCTGCTGTAGTAAATGAAGGTAACACCATACCATTGGTCATGGTGATGTTTCCACTCACATTTACAGTCGTTGAAGTAAGAGTTCCTACTGTAATAGATGACATAACTATTATTCGTTGTTCTTGTTTTTATTTATAAAAATTATTCAGGTTGCCACTCATTAGTGGAAGTATTCCAAACTTGTAGTGTCTCTTGTTCTGAATTGTAACCAGAATATCCATTGGGCAAACCAGCTGTAGATGGTTTCGTTGCATCAGTCCACACAGGGAAAGTGAGTCTTAAACCTGTAATTTTCCACTCAGTACCAGTCCAAACTCTAGGTCTGTTTACAGTAGTGTCATAAACCAACTGTCCTATAACAGGATTAGCGGGTAAAGTTGCCGATGTTTTTGTCTCTACAATTAACTTATCTGCTGTTGGTGAATTAGTAGGCACCATATTAGTGCAGTTAAGTGTATCTACCTCAAATAATCCTGCCATAGTTCCTCCTTAAATAACTTTCCAGATAGCATTAGTCTCTACAGTAACTGACACACCATTTGCCACAGTTACAGGTCCAACAGTAAACGCTCTCATATACTCAGCACCAGAAGAGGCACCGATAACAGCATCCTCTTCAATAGTTGCTGGATGAGTTCTAATAACACTATCACCACCAACGCTTGGACCACCACCACCACCGACAGGAATCCAACCATTAACACCATCACCATTATCATTTACATAGATTTCAGCAGTGTCTACTTCTGTATTAAATCTAAGCGTACCAAGAGCAGGTGTTCCAGGTCTTTGTGCATTACTTCCAGCAGGAAGTCTAAACACACTTTCACCATCTAAAAAGTTAAGTGTATCGAGAATTGCATTTGTAGTAGTTGCGATCTGATTATCGCTAATTCTGGTCGTTGCCATATTGTTTACCTAATCCCCCACTCCTATTTAGATAGGAAGTTCTAAAACATGAACTGTATCAGTAGATTGTGGTGCATGTCCAGAAGTAAATATAATGTTTGCTCCTTGAGCATCTACAGTATAGTTTGTTCCACCAATCTGTGCAACACCATTTAAGAATACTAAAACAGAACTATCTGTGTGAAGAATACCTCCATTAGGACCAGGATTATAAGTAGTGATCGCAAATGTAAGATTCGTTCCGTCACCAGTATAGGATCTTGTGATGTACTTATCAGAAGCAACAGTACCTCTTCCAGTAACAACAAGATCTCCAGTGATCTTAACATCACCAGTTACTGCAACTTTATAACTTGCATGAGGTGCAACACCAATACCAATACGTGCTCCAGTATCATCTTCAGTAATATTAATATCACCAGTGTTTGTCAAACCAAACTCATGCCAATAACCATCATAATAAATCCATCCAAGTGATTTTCCAGGAGACCAAGTAGAATTATAGACAAGATCGCCATTACCAGGTGTAGTATATCCAGTTACATTAGCAAAATTTGGTTGACCATTAGCAAGTTCAGGAGCAAGTAAAGTTTGTTTTAGTACCGTACCATCATTGTTAAAGTAAGTAAATTTCTTCGTCTGTAAATTACCAGTAAATGTAGAAAGTCCTTGGAATGTAACAGGACCAGCAAAGATAGATTCTAACTGGTTAGATGCACCACCAATAACAGTCAGTTTATCAGTAAGAACTAACTCAGAGAATGTTTCAATCGTTGTATTCTCTTCACCAACAACATTCAACTGTGCAATATCTTCGTTCGTAATCTGACCAGTAACGGGGTTAATAATCTGGTTACCAATGAATAGGTCACCATTAGAGTTTAGACCTGAGTAAAATGCAACACCTGCTTCTTCTTTAATAGACTGAGAGAACTTAATCTGATCAGAAGATAGTGTCTCTACTTGAGTCTGAGGGAATGCAGTTGAATAGTTACCAGGACCAAAACCAAGATACTCGAATGTATGGTTACCAGATCTCATAATTGAGTGTCGTCTAAACTCAATAGGAATTGGTGCAACTGTCCCATCATTATTTTCACGAATATTGATTTTACGATCTTCTTCGTCACCAGCACGAGCAGTTAATTCAACATCAGAAAGTTCGCTATTAACAGAATCCCATGCAGGTGTCGTGCCTGGTTGTGTCCAACCAGTATCTGATAAAAGAAACTGAACTGCTTCCTTAGTGATAGATCTCTTAGGATCTTTTGCAGGAGTTGGAGTTGCACCATCAGTTGAACTTACGAGACCGATAGTTTCGTTATCAGCGACGGATATCGAAGCAAGAGGGTCAGCAACAGGGTTGTCTCTGTCAAACGTAGGATAGACTTCGTTGACGTTTTGACTGAACTTTCTGTCGTTAAAGTTAGAAGTTGTAGGTGCAATAGATGCACATAGCAGGGTAAGATAGAAGATTCCATCGGCAACACCTCTTTCAAATTCTTGAACAATTTCAATATCGTAAATGTAATATGCCTTTGCTAATTTATAATTAGTAGTGTCACTATTTAATGGTTGCATCACATAACCACTAATAGGATTTCTAGGTAGTGGATTAGTCTTATCCTTATCGATTACCATACGAACACGATAAGTTCTATCCTGAAGATCTCTACCGTCAGGAATCCTCTTAATAAATGTAGTAGGACTAAAACTTACATTATCATATTGAGAATTTGCTGTTATATCTGTATAAATTCCATTATCAGTAGAGTCCACAGAAAGATACCAACCACCAACAGTATCTGCTTGCCCACCAACAGTATAAGTGCCTGGATCAAACTGTAGAGGTGAACCGACTACACCTGCCTTTAGACCAGAAACAGATGGACCATAAGGAGATATTCTTGCACTCTTTACAGTTGCCTCACTTTCTCCATTAGAAACTAACAAGCAATTTAACTTATCAGGAATTGCATTTGAACCAGTGCCATCTTGTCTTGCACCAACTGCAAAACCCTGAACCCTAGTCGTTGGAGGAGATGCTTCGACAGTATATCCAAAGAGATATAATCGTGTTCCTGGTGTTTGACCTTGACCAGCAAGTGCAGCATTTACAACTCTGGTTCTTTGAATATCAATATTCACCCAGTTGACAGTATTTTCTTCTCCAAAAATAACATTGCCATTAACAGCACCGCTATTATTAACAGATAATGTAACAACTCTCGTATTTGTATTAAAAGATACTACAACTGCATTATCACCAATATTAGTACCAAAAACTTGCACACCTTGAATGACACCATTGATAGAACCATCGTCGGCAAGCGTAATAGTATTTGCTCCAGATGTACCAGTTGCAGTAGTTGAAATGGTAGTAAGTGCTTTAGGTGGAATGATATGTGTAATTTCTCCTGCTTTATCTTTAGAGAATGATTTTGCCTTAAATCCTGCTGCTCTCAATGCAGTGTTTCCAAAGTTAGAGTTTGAGTTCGTAATACTCATATCACCACCACTTAGTGCAGTGAAGTGTGTGCCATATCCAACAGCAAACACCGAAACTGCCTGCACAAATGAGTCATTACTACACTTGATATGCTCATGTGCCCAACCCTTACGGTATTCAGCAAAACCATCTAAGTGAGCACCATCACCAGCAGTTGCCACATCATAGTTACCAGTTGAGGAATTATATCGTACAAATGCTCTATCATCTTTCTGAAGAGATAGACCCGTGAATTGTGCAACAACCATTGATTTGAAACCAGTTGCCTTACTACCGTCAGCATTCATACCATTCATACCCCACACTGATCTCAGTGACAAGTTAAACGCATATGGTGATGCAGAGTCAACAGTATCAATCTCAGTCTTCACAGTAATGTTTGAACCAACAGCATTACCCGTTGGTTCTGCTGACATCTGATAGGTAAATACATTATTAGATGCAGATGTGACTGTAAAAGAACCGTTATAAAGTCCTGTATCTGCTTCAGATGAGGGACCAGTTGATCCACTAACTCCACTAATGTTAATATTAACACCTACAGAGAATCCATGATCTCTCGGGTTATCAAATTCATCAACAGTGACTGCTGTTGCAGTATTACCATTACGAGTGATTTGTAAGACTCGATATTCATCCGAAATAGGACCTACAATTCTATTTTCTTCTACTCTTGCTTGAATCTGGTCAGCAGTAGGATCACCAGAGGTATCAGGAATTGTAGCAAATGCTTTGGAGACTTTCTGATAATAAATCTCTAGATCAGTTCTCTCCTGAATGTTAGCAACTGCTGTGTAATCACTATTAGGAACACTTCCATTAGAGATAAGAGTTGACAAAGGATTCAAACCATCAGCAAACTCAAAACAAGTTAATCTATGATGAGAAAACTTAGGAGCAAGTGTATTTGTACTGCCAGGTCTATAATATACACCTTCTTCTGCACCATCAAAAAAAGAGAACTGCCAGAAATAAGTACCACCAGTTACTTTAAAAATTGCAGTCCGTGGAGGAACATCCGCTTCATTCAGAATTTCATTGCCATAAGTTGTTGGATAAGGAACATACTTAGGAATAATTTTTGTACGTCTTAAGTCAGTACCAACGAGGGAACAACCTCTAGGAACAATGATACCACCTTCTACAGAATTATATTTGTAAAGAACATTATTTGCTGATGTAATGTCTAAATTGGAGTTTGAGTCAATCGGAGGAACATTTGTATATAAAACATCTCCAGGACGATTATCTACAATATACTCAGCAGGATAGAGCATGATCGAGAATGCGTCAAATTCGTCATTACTTAAACCAACTCTATACGAAAATCTTGCAACTTCAAGAAATGCTCTTTGAATCGTCTTAAATGGACGTAATGCTGAGTTACCCCTATTATCAATAGCATCAGAGGCATCAAAGTCATCTGGATTCACATAGATAATTCTTCCCGTGCGGGAAGTGATAATATTCTTTAGTCTAGTTAAAGCCATTTCTTAGTATGCTTTTTGATTATTTATTGTTGATCAGGATCCGAATACTCTAGTTGTAATTGAATCTGAAGAATCTTCAAAACCAACTAAACTGAATAAATTGTTATCTGTTACGGTTTTAACAACAAGAACTTCACCAGGTCCAATAACAAGTGAAGTAATTTTATCTACCTCATTATTACCATTAGTGAGACCATCTACAAGATAATTAGATGCTTCAACTGCTGCTGAGGCAACAGTTACACTAGAAACAGTTGCCACAGTTCTAATTCCAGTATTCAATTTAGGAACATCTCTAAAAGTATCAGATCCACTAAAGTCGGCAGAACCAATTCCCTTTACAAACTTAAGAACTGATCCAGTGTAATCTTTAACATAACCATATGCACCAGTAGTTTGTGCTGTGATTGTATATGTTACACCATCAACTAAAAATGTGTCTACATTATCGGTAAGAGTTCCAACTTTATCATAGATATAAAATCCAGTATATGAGTATTCATCTGCCGATTCAATAGAACGATCAATTCCGCCATAATTAGCATTTGATGCTGTACCAGTGCCACCATCATAGAAATATAGAGGATCTGGAGTTACTGAGTCACCAAATGCATATTGAACATATGCACTAGAAGAACCTGCTGTACCGTTTGTAGTCTTACCCGTTGTGTATTCTGTACCATTATCACCAGTAGTTGATGCATCACCATCTGGACCATATTCACCATTAGCAACTTCAGATAACTTAAAATCTCTACCACTCATCGATGAGTCGGAAACATCAAATCTATATGTACGATCATCTTGAATTTCAAGTTGATCAACACCAATGTGCATATTATATGTACCACCAGAAGTATCAGAGAAACAGAATTCTTCTTGAGCAGTAGTAATAGCAGGAGAAGCAGCAATAGTTCCAGCGCCACCACCTGTTCCAGTTACACTATCACCAGCAACAAATTCAGTACCAGTTCCAGCAAGAGTAGTGGCACCAATAATAATTGTATCTTCATCAATTCCAAATACTGTTGCTGTAGCAGTGTTTGGAGAAGTTCCTTTAGTAAGTGTATCCCCCACAACAAATACACCTGTAACAGATTCTAAAGGTATTTCTCTAACAGAAATTGCCTTTACAAATTTTGTTGTGAGAACAGGAGCATAAAATGATTCGAACTTAAAAGACTTCTCCAAATCTGTAGTATTAATTAACTGACCTACAGAAATATCAGTATTACTAGTCATATTCGTATTTAATGTAACGAAATACGAACTGATAATATCACCTTTATGCAACTTATATGTTGATGCATCAAGAGTTAGTTTTTGATCACAATCCTTAAGTGCAACATCATAAGCGGAACCAGTTCCGTCGTTTGCAATATTCAAAACCGTACTAGCACTCTGATCAATAGGTGCTCTATATAACACAGTATCTGTGTTAGCAGATGGTTTAAGTTGTGCGAGAAGTCCTTGATTTGCCATTGTTATAAATTAGAATCCTGCGTAGAAAAACTGTTGTTGTCTGGTTCTGCCAATTAAATTCGAAGCACCGATGCCAGAACCAAATGTAATATCATCAACATTTACATTTGTTGTAGAAAGTAAAGTTGCATCAGCGTCTGGAAATCTAATGGTTCTATTCGCAGTAATGTTATCTGCGCTAATTGTAATGCCATTAAGACTAGAAGTGGTTTGCTTAATAACTGGGGTAACTAAAGATTTATTAGATAAATTTTGAGTTGCCGCTTCAGATACAAAGGTATTTGCATTTCCCCCATTATTTAGATTGTTAGTCTGAGGAAATTGAAAAGTTTGATTTGATGATGAGTTTTGATTTGAAACATCAAAAGTGATCTTCTTAGTATTATCTGTTGCATCCTGAAGAATCAGGATTTCATAAGATTTATTTTGAAGAATTTGTGTTGCATCTGTACCAACTAATGTAATATTAGTGTTTGGAACAGTAATTGTTCTATTTGTTGTAAGAGAACTGGTATTAAAAATCGCGTAGTTAGTATTAAGTTCAGAATCAGCAACTAATTTCACATCAACAAAAGATTTATTCAGAACAGTTTGTTCTGCTTTTGTATCAAGTAAAGTTGATGATGTAGCACTTGGTTCAAGAGTTGTTGTTACTGTGCCAGCATCAGGTAAGAAGTATGATCTTCTAGTACTAGAAGTTTCTGCCCAGTTAATCTGAAAGATTGCTTCTTCAGTGCCATCAACAATAACAAAGTTATCTTCATCAATAAGAAGTGTCTTATTAGTTAAAGTTTGCTGTGTATCAGCACCAACTAATGTTGTACCATTACCAGATGTAATAGCAGGCAATGTCATGATTCTAGTATTAGTACCAGTACCAACATTACTCACTTCAAATCTTGCCTTTGGTCCCTGAGAATCCTCAAGAGTAAAAGCTTGATCGGAAATTACGAAACTACCTGTAACTTTTACAGAACCAGTTCCTTTTGGTGAAAGAACAATATCTGCATTAGTTGCAGTCTCATGCACTGCTGTAATATACAAAGATTTAGAAGTCTCTGTATTTGAAATAGTGGTCATATAGAAACCACTATCACCAAAACCAATCCCAATCTGATCGTAGGCGTCTTGATATAAACCAGTATCTCGATCTAAGTCAAAACATAGACCAGGTGCTGCTTTTATACCTTGTGCAACACCTTTATGAAGTTGATTAATCTTGACTTTTCTGTTGGGAATCAAAGGATCCGACACTACAACAGGAAGAATACCTTCTCCTGAGAGATTCGCATCTGAAATAACATCCAACTGAGATATTTTTCTAGTTCCCACGAATAATCACACGATTTGCTACAAGGTTATTTATACGGGAACAATTCGTTGTATCTTAGGAACCTCCGCGCTGAAGGTTCTATGCCGAAAGATTCACACACAGCAAGGTATGATTCCCATTCACTCATCAAGGAGTGAGGTATCTTGTATGACTGCGAGGAGTCGTTCTGCTTTTTTTCCTGTTTCATTATGATACTCTGCAACTCGTTTAATAATATCTACAAGTACATAATAAGATTGATCTTTGGATGAATCATCATCCATATTATCAAGAACCCACGTAAAGTTATCTTGAAGTTTGTACATTGCCCTTTCTAAATGGTATTCATGCCACTCCTTTTCTTCGGCTTTAATTTTAGCAATTTCTCTACCCTTAGCAGTTAATGGTTCTCCATCTTTACCTGTTGGGGTAGAAAAATCTTCTGCTCCAGGTTTCTCAAAATATTCAGAAACCACTTTATTAAATACATGATCACTCATAATCTTTCTTCGTTTTAAAGTATAACTTATAATATGTAGTCTTGATTTTTTTGATAGTATTACTATCTTCTTCAAATCCCATGTATTTTAATAATTGATATGACCCCTCAAGTTCAGAGAGTAATCTTAATATATTAGCGGGATGTCTTTCTAATCCACCAGGTTGATATTTATTTAAAGAGAGGTCCATCCATCCAAGCAACTAAAGAATGTCTTATACCAGACTTAACTGGTCTAACTCTATGAGGTAACCAGGAAGGAAAAATAACTGCTGTGCCAGCAGGTGGTTTGCCAGTAGAGTGATGTTTGCTATAGTAACTAAATTGCAATTCACCACCCTCATATTCATCAGGTTCACTAAGAATTAATGATATTGATAGTTTCCTCTCTATTTCCACTCCATCAAATACCCCAGTTCTTCCACCATCAACATGCCAACTATAGAAAGATTTTTCACCTCCCTCGTAAACAGTAGATTGTATTTGACCATTGAAATGTCTGAGATCATATTTAAAATGCATTTGATTTGCTGAAATCATCATATTATGCAAAATACCAGGAATCCATTCGTCAAAATTAATCCATGCAACTTTAGATTTTCTAACACTATCGCGTATAATTGAATTATCTTTATCTTCAGCATAAACTTCACCGTAAGAATAATTCAGATTATCACAATAACCCTTCATCAGTTCTATAAGATATTTTGGTAATTTTGATGGAACATAATAAACTCCTTTGTTAGGGAATCCTTCACCCATAATAATTTAATTTCCTGTATATTGATAACATTTATACTTAGGTTGATGCCTATTCAAATATTTTTGTGCATGTTCAATGCATGTGAACCAACATTTTTTGTTCTCTGCCTCATCCATAAAAAAGATAGGAAATGTTTCAACCCAAGGAAAGAATTCAATCTTCCGAGAGTTCATCACCTTCAATTCTAAAGGTTTCTTTGTTGATCGCTTGGGTGTACGGGTCTTGGTTTGTGTAGTAGTTTTCTTTACCTTCGCTTTCTGAGTTGTAGTAAGTTTCTTTAGATTCTTCTCCAAATTCTTCTGAGTTTTCACGTTGAGCACAGTAACGCAAGAAGTTTGTGAAGTCTTCTTTTGTCCAGTCGTTGAGGATACTTTCTTCTGGATCGTTTTCATCCCACTGGATTTCGAAGGAACCATCTTCGTTGTCTTTGACATTAATCATCTTAAACAGGGAACTGAGTGTATTGTACCATGATTTTTTGAAAGCGTCAACCTTCCAATATGGTGCATAAAGAGGATATTGATAATTCATTTTAACATATCAAAGTTAACACTAATCCTATGAGTTGCTTCAACTGGACAAGATGGACTATGATATATTCTACCATCAAAAATTAAAATATCACCCCTCTTTGGAGATTCTCTCCTCCATTCTTTCATAAGACCAAGTTCTTCATTTGAATCATATTCAGAACGATCATAAAAAACTGTATCACCATCAGCATCATTCACATAATATAAAATGCCGATGTGAGGTACAGAACGGATATCAATGTGAGGACATGGATTTATAACTTTATCACGTTTTACAAATAAATTAACCTGAGCACGTAAAATTTCTCCAGACAAATGATGTCTATTGATTAAATCTTTAATTTCAGTATGATCAATTAATGGACTAGTATAATCAGAGCAAGAACGATTATCTATTACTAATTGATGTGCAAGAATTGACACATCATCAAATTTAGAAAATTCATCAGGATTAGTTCCTTCAACTATAGTAGATTTTGTAAATTGCCAGTTAAATTCTGGTTTAGATAAATGGTGTTCAATAATATCTTGATTATCTTTGCTAACCTGACCCATACATCTATGAAATAGGACCTCACCTAATGTGGGATGATTTAGTTTTGTAAGACCAATAGTCATATTAATAATGATAAAATGGACAACTCCTCCACCTGGACTCGAACCAGGGACAGGGTGATTAACAGTCACCTGCTCTACCAACTGAGCTATAGAGGATTAAAATTCTAGGGGGCGCTGCTTCTATAATGCAGATCTTTTGTACTCCCCCGTAAATTATACGCTATAATTACTATTTACAAGAATTCTGTTTTGGTGTTTATTTGGAGAATGTCCTGTGTGAAAATATAACCCATTGAATACCACTAGTCTATTTTTCTTTGGTGATATGCGTTGTTTTTCTGTAAATTGTTCACAAAACTTTGTTTCATTGTAAATAACAGTATCTCCATCACTATCATTTATATAGAGAATAGATGCATAGTGCGGATAAGTAAAATCTTGATGAGCATCATGCATTGAATTTTCTGGTGATATAAGAGTCATATCAAATCTACTGCGATAACAACTATTTTGCTGAAATCCAAAAGTTTGTTCAACTTTTAAGATAAATGGAATCATGAAACTTGAATTTGTATTTTGAAAATCTAAGTTTCTTTTTGGATCATGAGTAGTAAAAGCAAGTCCGTGACGCCAAGGAGACTCTGGAGTATCCATTATATGGTAAGAAGATATATTTGGTCTATATTGCCATTTACAACCAACAATAGACCATTGTTCAATGAAATCTATGTAAGATGCATCTAAAAAATTATCAATAACCTCAACATCAATCATTATACACCTCTTTGAATAAAAATGCAAGTGACATTCTACATTCAGTACAATATCTATTAGGAGCGCCACCTCTATGTTCTAGACTGGCATTAAATAAAACTCCTTCATTTGGAGTTGGATTGACATTAATATAATCTCTATTTTTTGTACGAATAACAAATTGACCATCCCAAGTATAGTCCCATTTGGAATTGATATAGGTAACAAGTGACCAGGCATTCTCATCTGGAATATTATAATCATTATGCCAACCAGATTCCATACCATAGAATTGAAAGTTGGTATTGATTCTAATTAATTTTACATTCTTTTTTATAATTTTTTTAAGTGCATATTCAGCATAACGAGAGGAGTGTATGAATTTATAATTCCATCCCAACTCATTATTATTCCACTTAGTATCTTCATGTTGACCAAATAAAGGTTGCTCACTAAGTTCTCTTTTATCCCAAACAATAGTATTATTTTTGAAATCAAATTCATCAATTAAAGTATTGTAATATGACCAAGGAAAAATATTTGATATTTGAAAAACTTCATTACAGTTAGATAGAGATTTCCAATTCATTACATACCTCCGTCAAGTTTTAGCAACTGCACCATTACAAACCTTCCAAGTTTTTTTCCTCTATGTTCTTCTTCCATACAAACTTTAGTTGCTGCATGGGGAACTGCTCCAGGAAAAATAATCATTCTATTGTTTTTACATTCAATCTCAATATCAAACAAAGGAAATTGTAAGTTACCTCCAGTAAATTTTTTTGGTTCTCGAAAAAACCAAGTGAGACATGTTAATCTGGAATAATCTCTATGAACTTTATAAACATCACTGTCTTCATAGTATGCAATTTGACTGAAGTCTTTTTGGAGAGCATCAACATCGTTAATTAACCAATGAGGATGATCGGTAAACAGATGCATATTATGAAATAACTTTCGGTTTACACCTAAAATATTTGAATGCTGCCTATTTTGTACAAAGAAAGGATCTAACCACATGGTCCAATTATGTTTCAATAATTGTTTATTGCCATATTCATCTTTATCCCATGCTCCACCATTTTCAATGGAAGATCGATTCATTCTTTTAGGACTACACATATAATCCAATTCTTCCCATATTTCATTTAATTCTTGTTGATTATAAAAATTATCCACAAGAATATATGGAAACTTATCTAGATCATTTGAGTTAGTAACTTTCATGATACAATGTCTATATTAAATGACAATGTTTTTCGTACTACATCACTTTTGTGAACAGTAACTCCATGAAGTGCTGTTCCAGGAAAAAATATTATTGTACCTGCTTTTACATTAGGATAATATAGATCATGTGTAGAAAGATTTTTAAACAAATGTAATACTTTATTACTTGCAAAATTACTATATCTATTAAAAAAATAAAACTTAGAAAAATTCACATCATCATTTAATACTATTGTAGCACCAAAATCAGTTCTATGGTCATGAACTTCTTGATAATATCCTCTCTTGTAAAGATTTATCCATGGTTTATAAATTTTTATCTCTGGTTGTCTATTCCAATCTTCTGCAAATTTTTCTATAGATGGTTGAATTAAATCAAGAATTTCCTCATTATCCAATTCAATTCTATCAATCAAACATTCATCACCCCAGTTAAATGATGAATTATCGATATCAGTTTGAGAGTCTACGTATTTTTTTATTTGCTCTAAATTATTTACTTGGAAAGACCAATAAAATGAAGATAGAAAGGTAGGATAAAACATAGTAAAAGATATGCGAGTAGGGAGACTTGAACTCCCACGAGATTAATTCTCAACAGATTTTAAGTCTGGTGCGTCTACCGATTCCGCCATACTCGCGTCAACATAAAGGATACTAATCTGTTTTGTGTTACCAATTTCCCAGGTAGGAGGATGAAAAGCACAATACTCGTTGAAGGTGATTTTCATCTCCTTGTCTGTTAAATTACAGTTTCTTGCTGCCTTTGGCAAGTTCCATTTTGCGGACCAAAGATTTTCCATTGATTCACGAGTTTCAGGACGCATTTTCCTCCATGAATTGTTTCTGAAATTCTTCTACTTGATTTTGAATCTCATCAGGAATAGGAGAGATTTCATTGACGGGAACCATCATGACAGACTTACCATCAGGACGAGTAATTTTCCAACAAACATGTTGAGTATCTGTGAGATCTAAAAGAAACTCAAGATTATCTTCTGCTTGTTGTAGTGTAACTCCAATAGGTCCAATCATTTTACAGCAAAACAATAAGTAATCATATCAGGATCGAGAATGTTTTCAATCTCACTGACAGTTTCAGAGAAACCTTCAGAACCTTCTTCGTCCCATTTCCAGTTTACAGTTTTATCGTATCCTTCATCGTCTACGATATTAATTGACCGTTTTGAAAAATTGACAAAGACATGTGCGAGATGGGTGCTCATGCAAACTCCTGACTACTTATGTAGTATAGCAGGCGCGAGGTGCCCTGTCAAGGGTCAATTAATAAAGACGGTCTTACCAAGGATAAGAACTGCTCCTTTCGCGTCTAGGAGCATACCAGTGCCACAGGTAATTGTTGCTGCAAGACTTGCATTCAGTACCATTGCACCTGCCACTACATTGACATTATACAGACCAGTAGTAACATTACAGTTATATCCTGTTGTTCCACATGTAAGTGAATATGGTCCAAGTGGGTTAGCAATGGTATACCTAGGAACAGCATCAGCAGATAAACCAGGTGTCATCACCGTTTCAACAGAACCACCAACAAATCTACGAATACCAGTAAGTGCTTTAGGAATAGGAGAAGGTGGAGTATTAATCATCTCTACTAAGTGTGGTGTAACAAGTTCAATTGAGTTATCACCACTAACAATAACTTCTCCTGCAGAAATTGATGCCTGACCACCACTAGATTCAAATACACTGCTAGTAAATTTAGTAGATAAAGATCCTACATTAAATTCAGCACCTTGAACCTCAAATTTAGCACCAACAGTATTGATGTCCACATCAGATCCAAAACGTATGGTGTGTTTTTGTACATCACTATCCTTAGATTCACCTTGCTTATCTACAATTGTAGGAGAACCTTCAGCACCAAAGAAAAATCCACCACCAACTTCAATATGACAGTTGCCACTAATCTTTAAGAAGTAATCTCCATCAACGTTTACAACATTATCACCATCAATCTGTACACAATCATCTCCATGAACTTCTGCGGTATGATTACCAGCATATGATGTATGATCTGCAACTAATGCACCACTATCACCCTTACCATCATTCTGAGATCTTACAGAAGAGTTTACCTTTTTCTCAAGTTCTTCAGCATCCAGATCTGGATTCTGTTCACGAATTGCTTTACGGGCAACATATTTTGCATTTTCATTCTGATTTAGTTTTACAGAAGTTGATGTCGTTCCACTTGCACTTTTCTTTACACTTGCCTGACGACCAGGTGTACCGACAAACATTTCATAAGAACCATCTAACCAGGTTTTAGCAGCAGTGAGATAAGGATCTGCTTCACTAAAAATATTATCAAAGAGTCCACCACTGTCATTAGAACCACCACAAGTTCCCCTACTTTTTCCTCGAATTTTGTTAATTTTATCAAGTTCTTCGGGAGTACAGTGAGTAACACCAAATAAAGGATACCAACCTACAGTATCTTTACCACCATCAGGTTTACGGTCACAATTACTAGCAGCAAATTTAATAAACAATGCAATCAAACCAGTAATACTGGTGATACCTTTTTTAAGAAGATCGGTTCCTGCTTCAAAGATTTCACTACCTGCTTTCCATGCCTCAATGATTTCTTGTGCTTGACCAACACCATCAACAATTGTTGAAACTGTGTCAACAATTTCAAGAACGGAGTCAAGAAGTTTCTGAACTTGACAGATAACACTATCGATAGTTGCCTGCACACCTTGCAGGACCATCGATGCCTTATCAATAACCCCATCAAGGAAATCTTCAACGAAACTAAGAACTGTGCCAATAGGATCCTCAATGAAACTAATTAATTGAGAATCAATATTACAGAGAGACTTGAGAATTGTTGATACTGCTGCCTGAATAGCAGTAAACACAATAAATGGAGCACCAGTTGCACCACCAAGAAGATTAACAAGTTCTAATTGTTCTGCAAGATTGGCAAGAGATTGCCTCATAGCAGAAACTACTTGTGCAAATACACTACCTAAAAAGTTTTGAAGTCTTACTGTAAGTTGTTTTGCAGTAACTAACTTACCAGTAACAATATCCATAAAATTACCATCTTCTGCACGAATAAGCAGACCTGCATGATCAGCAAGATCTTCTAAAAGATATGATAATTTATACTCTAATGTTTTCCATGGACCACCAACACCATTTGCAGCAGGAATTGGTTTTTCTGGGTTTCTAGGTTTCGATGCATTGCCAGCACTACCATTAATTCCAGATTGATTTCCTACATTATTAGGAGAACCAGGACCAGAAGTTTGAGAACTACGATTCTCTCCTTTCTGATTAGGAAGATCTACTGTATTATCTTGTTTTGCTCTATGATATCCTTCCTCTTTAGTAGATGCCATGCTAGAGTTAGGATTACCAACTGTCATGGTTGCCATATTGACACCCACACCAGGTTCCATCCTCTCACCAGTAAAGGCAAACTCTTTTACATCTTGAGTCTCAGCAGATTTTTTAACTCTCATCACACCGATAACAATCGGCATCTGTGCAGATTCTCCATCCATAAAGAATCCCATGACAATAGCACCAGGTTGCAATTGACCCGAACTTTCACCCTGACCATCATTACCTGGTTGACAGGTATGCTGCAACACTGTTGCCCATGGAAGATTATCAGTTGGCAGATCTGATGTTGTTCCACCTCTCACATTTGTATAGTATCCAAGAACTCGAACGCGAACACGTCCAAGTTCCATAGGATCTTCATTATCTTCTACTTCACCAACCCACCAGAAAAATCCATCTTTACCAACAAAATTTACTGTAGGTTCATTAATAATACCGTCAATTGTAGGCATCTTACATTTTTATCCTTACGATTTATTTATTAAGGTAACCAAAATCCTCAAGATATTTACGTGTCAAGGGAGTTGGTTCATATACTTCCCACATAGCACCACCAGCACAGGCAGCAAGGGCATCCATAGTCATGTTTTCAGTACGACCTGCCCAACCTGCTTCTGCTTCCCATGGCACAGCAGACTTAGGATAGGTGCGTTCTGCTAGTACACGCCAAATCATAGGAA